GTATCAACACTAATATTATCAGACGGTAGAGAGTTTAATATCGGCGGTAAAACAGATCACGGTACAGCAGCAAGGAAACCTGACGTAGTTAGTATTTTGGGTGGGGCATTAGCAGCAAGTGTTCCTTATGTTATATATTTTGATGTAGACGGACAAACTGAGGATAATGAACCCGGCGAACCCGATCCACTTGAGACTTATCAATTTTCTGTCGCATTAAAATCGACGTATGACGCCGCCGCAGAGAGTGGAAAGATAGATAATATACTAATAGCTTATGTTACTAGACCCTCAGACGCTGCTATAACGGCTAGCTCAGACATACAAGCAGAATTTGTATTGCTTCAAAATGCTGGACGGGCATCTATGGTTAGCGCCGCAACTGGTATAGCTAACCGTACAATTGTTCCCGGCCTTCTAGAGGTGGACTTCCTTCTTGCTAGTAAAGTTACGGCTGGGGGAGCAGTTAAAGCCGGTAGACGGTATAAGATGAATGGAACAACCGATGATGGTGGGCCGTGGTTTAGGGGTTTCTCCAATTCGTCTGATACCGATGTTAACTATAGATGGTTTGACTTTGATACCGCCACTGAACGAATCTCTATTGGCACCCCTAATAGTGGTGGAATTCAAGAAAATCTTAGGTTAGATGCCGTTGGAATTCTAGCAAAAGGAGGTACTGCCCTTAAATTAAGAGACAACCCCGGTGGTTCCCCTGCTAAGAAGGATGTGACTTTCTATAATGGCGGAAATGGATCGGCGTATATAGGAGTAAACGATACAGGGGGTACAGATGGAACTGTAACAACTCTAGATATAACTTCTTTGGACGGAGTAGGTATTCTAAACGCCGGTTCAGTTACGTCAGATGTAACGGGAGATGTAACTGGTGATCTCACAGGTAATGCAGATACAGCGACTCTGGCAACTACCGCTACCAATGTAACTGTAGCAGATGAATCATCTGACACTACTTGTTTCCCGCTATTTGTTACCAATAATACAGGGAATTTACCGCCTAAGATTGGTACTAATTTACTATTTGACAGCGATACTGGAGTCCTTGCAATAGGTGAAGGTGTATCCGTGCTAACGGCGGTACAGGCGGGGGCAACGCCAATTAATACGGTGGGGGTATTTAGGTATGCGGTAGATGGTGGTGGAGGTGCAGCGGATACGTTAGCATTTGCGTCTAGTCAAACTGGTGCTACCGTAGGACGAGACCTCGTGGGGTCATCCTTTTGGACTATGCTTTCAGAATCCGATGGTAGTAGTGGTAGTAGACTCATCTTTGAACCTATAGTTAATGAAGGGTCAAGCGATTCCAGTAAGAATAGAGCATACATTGGTTGGCATATAGCCCTGAACAGTATCTATTGCGATTACTATAATGCTTCATATGGTAGCAATAGTTACCCAAGCCATACTTTCGGTGCCGATATTGATACTGGTATGTATCGCTATGCCGCTAATCAGATTGGTTTTACTGCTGGTGGCTCTCTTGTAGCAAATATGTCAAGTAATGGTATTTCTAATATTGATGGGTCAGAAAGCGCACCGAGTTATAATTTTACGTCTGACTCAGGACTAGATACAGGAATGTATCTCCGCGGCACTAATCAAATAGCCTTCTCTGCGGGCGGGAATTCCATTCTTGCGATAGCCTCTACAGCCGTATTCCCTGATCACACTTCTGGTACTATAGACTTAGGAACTGCATCCTACCGATGGGAAGAAGTTTTTGCGGCTAACGCCACCATTAATGACTCAGATTTGAGGTTGAAGAAAAATATCCAGCCTACTAAACTAGGTTTAGATTTCATCAACGACCTTAACCCCGTAACGTACAAATGGAAGAAGAAACCAGAGAGAAGGATAGACACAACTCATTATGGGATAATTGCCCAAGAGGTTGTAGAAACTCTCAAAGATCATGGGGTGGATTCTCTAGAGGATTTTGCGGGGATCACCTATGAGGAAGCGGAGGAAGGTGAGTCATATTATGGAGCTAGGTATACTGAGTTTATTCCCATACTAATGAAAGCAATACAAGAACTATCAGCAGAAGTTAAGGAACTAAAGGAGAAAATATAATGCCAGATATAACAGTACCGTTTACAGATGCACAGTGGACTCGAATCGTTGCGGCATCGTCCGTTATAAAACTTGCTACTAGAGAAGATGGAGATGTAGATGCGGCCTATCTAATAAAGATATGGAAAGCGGAACTAGCATTGCAGGTAAAGAGCTACGAAGAAAGCCGCGTAACCGCAGACGAGTTCTAATGGACACCGCTTTTGACGCAGTTCGTATGAGAAAAATGTATCCGCACTTGACAAACGCCTATATCGGGCGTAGACTAGGAGTAGGTAGAGAGCGGATTAGGCAGATTTTCCGAGCTAAAGGTTTACCCACTAAGGCGATAAAACCCACACACTACTGCTTACATTGTAATAGTGAAATAGAAGGGCGTATCAAGGTACATAAGGGACAGTGCCACTTTGAATACTATAAAAAGCTGTTAACATGTTACGGGTGCGGCAAAGAGTTTTACCGAAGTCGCGGACACATCGCTCTGAATGAGCGTAGGAATCAAGAAAACCACTTCCACAGCGTCGATTGTTACCACAAGAGCGATGCCTAATTGACATCCCCCGGAATCTGTGCTAAGATTAATTTCTAGAAAACAGACAAAGGGGAGTAAATGGATAACTTAGAGTACATAGAGTATATTAGGGATCAGATATTAGTCGAAGAAAAAGTGCAACTGGCACTTCCTGAAGATTTTATAGTTCCTGCAATAGTACTTCTAGAAGATGACGAGGAGCGAGTTTTAGCTTGGGCTTATAGAGACAAAATCCAAGTTAAAATTTGGTTAGTAGCTGATACGGAACAACTATGGAAAACAATGCGGCATGAATTAGCGCATTGTATTCAGTACCAAAATGGCATAGAGAGCGACCATTCTTACGGCTTCCGTACCTTTTTACAGGAACTATACAATAACGATTTATGTTTTTACTATAATGGTAGTGAAATTTTGTCGGAAGCTGCTAAAGCATTTTCTAAAAAAGATTCACCTTATATAACAGATCGTCAAAAAGCTATACTGGAGAATATATTAAATGGACATAGATAATACTTTAATAGCCCAATGGGAACCTAAAATTAATAGGATTTTGCAGGATAAATGGGTTGTCGGTATGGATAAAGAGGACTTGGCGCAAGAAATGCGTATTGTAATAATAAAAGCAGCAAAGGGTTATAGGGAGGGAAAAGGAGCATCTTTTCATACCTATTTACATAGGGCAATGATTAATCGAATCTCTACTCTAATAACTCAAGCATCTAGAAAAATTATACCGGAGAGTATTGATGAAACCTACGACAGTCAAGGTATAATGCCATCCCGCATACAAGAAGGATTAACTGATCCTGAAGATTTTAGGGGTTTACTTGAACTACAAAATGTGCTAAACTTTAGTGGTATGACCTCGCAAGAATCTGAGTTTCTAAAGCTAAAACTAGAAGGATTAACTATGCAAGAAATTGCGGAAGACTTGGGGGAAGATGCATACAGGTTAAGAGCAATGTTGCGTAAAAGATTGGAGAAGACATTCAGTGAAGGTAAAATTAACCAAACCTAAAAGCGTTAATAACTATACGGAGAACGACGTAATAGAATTTTTCTATACTCTGTATAGTCAATACTATGGTAATATTTATCCTCGTAGGCACTTTAAGAGATTAGACATCAAAAAAGTAAAGTTGGCTATAGCTACATATGGTATTTATAAAGTTCTTGGGAGCATGTATAATGCTATGGATAAAAATGAGGGAACCCTTAACATACCGTATTGGTTCAGTGGATTGGGGTTAGGATACTATCTTCCTGATGAGGAACCAGAAATTTATTTTGTGGTGCGTTCTAGAGAGGATAGAGAGATTAGGTCTTTATGGGATCGCTATAAGATACTTAATGCTGTGTGGTTTCCAACAGCAAAAACAGAAGCAGAGAAGAATGGTATAAAACAGCAGTTGGAGGTACACGTACGCAATGCCTAAGAAAACAGGGAAAAGGCACGGCGGCTTGACAAAAGGACCGCCGGTCGATTATAATATACTTACCGAAAGGGCCGCTCCGAAAGGGCGGTTTCGTGTTATTGTGGATAATAATGGCATCTTTTCTAGACTAGAGGACTCAACTACCTTGGTAGAAGCAAAGCGCATAGCAGACGCATATGTAGTAAACTATCAGGACTCAGTTGCATATGTTCATAGTGAGTCTAATAGAGTGCTATACAGAACGGAGATGTAATGGAGTCTTTTGAATATATAGAATCGGGATTAGTATTTGGTTTGCAGACTAGGGAAGATTTGAAAAAATTTGTTTATCCTATATCTGCATTTGCGAAACATGGGGATGCGTACAAGTTTGCACTTAGCCACTTTGATGAGTATGGCGAATTTGCATCTGATACGACATTGATGGAGAACTATCCTTTACTAGATTCATCTGCGCGTAGCCTTAACTTGGATTATGCGATAGAAGTATTTGGTAATCAGGTAGTACACCGTAAGGTAGTAGGTACCTTCCAAGAGAATAAGCTTGATGTGGTAGAGAATCCTAAGCGGGCATTAGTTAACATAATGTCTGAGCTAAATGAAATTGCGGTTTCTTTTGACGAAGATATTTCTTCGTACACAGATGAGTCTGCAGGAGAGCAGAGATTAGAGGCTTGGAAGAAGCGCAGAGAAATTAGATCAAAGGGAACTGGTATGCTTGGGATACCAACTATGTTTAAGTCAATGAATAAGACTGGAGTTGGTTGGCTAGACGGGGAAATGATTTCCATCTTTGCACGGCCAACAATAGGTAAGACTTGGGCCTGTGTAGCTAGCGCAGTAGATGCGACTCTAGCTGGGTATAAGACGTTGTTAGTATCAACTGAAATGCCGAGGGCGCAGATCGAAATGAGAACAGATGTGGTAGCGGCTAACAGGTTGGGGTATAAGTTTTCTCATACAGCGATTAAGACCGGTGAACCGATTGACGAACAGGCGTACCTAGAATTCCTTCGGGATATGGGTAAAGAGTCCCTATTAGTGTGTGACCATATTAAAGGGGACGCGTCAATTAGCTTAGCAGGTATTGAAAGTCTTATTAGGAAACATCAACCGGACTTTGTAGTAGTTGATGGGCTATACTTAGTGTCTTCTGGACAAGGTAAGAAGCAGATGTGGGAGCAGTCTCATGCGCTATTTTACGGCGTAAAGAACCTAGCAATGGCTCATAACATCCCAATTATGGTCTCTACACAGGCAACGAGAGATGCGTCGAACATATTCGAGCCTCCACGCCCTGATCAAGTGGCCTTTGGGGATGCGCTTATTAGAGCCTCAGACATTGCTTTAAGCATGTATGGGATCATTGATAATGATAAGAACCGGGCGGTAATGATGCAGAAATATCGTGATGGTGAAATGCCATTTGAGACAGCGATTCTACATTGGGATGTAGATAAGGGAAATATTAAAGAGTTAGAGGAGAGATTTTAATGACTTATAACGATAATATAGAATGGACGATGATGGATTGTGTTGTGTGTAATGGACACGGAACAATCAAGACCAACCCAAAAGGACAAGAAACTAAAGACTTTGTGACTAAAGATTGCCCTGTGTGTGACGGACTAGGCGGGACACTGATAATGGCGGGAGAGTATGATACCTGCTTAGTTGCACAAGGACATATGACGGGAAACTGCTTGTGTGGAGGATCGAAAGAGAACCAAGACAAAGAAATAGAGAAACGGTTAACAGCCGAGGAGAAAATAGGACTGTAATGACTGATTGGGGAATAGTCCTTTTGGACGCAGGTATAAATGTGCCTCAGTATGAAACTGAGTTCAATATACCTTGTCCGCTTCATTCGGATAGGGTAGCATCTTGTGCCATAAACTTAGACAAAGGTGTATGGATTTGCTTTGCAGGATGCGGGTCGGGGTCGCTACAGGGATTACTAGTTGATTTTCTTGGCGTACCCCGGCTCAAAATAGATTCCATGATAATGGATTCTTCGACTAAAATCTTTGATGTGAATATGTTTGATGAGTTTGAAGAAAACGCAATAAAGACATATGAGCTACAGGGTAATGCGAAGCGTTTGCCAAATTGGGCGATGGAAGATAGAGGATTTACAATTCAGTCACTAGTTGATTGGGGTTGCAGATTAGCGGAGGAAAACGGATTAGAGATTCCCGTGCGTGATATGGACAACCGTATCGTAGGATCAATAACCCGAAGACCTCTAAGAGAACCTAAGTATCTCTATTCAAAAGGTCTTCCAAAGTCTAAAACATTATTTGGGGCGGAAAGAATAAAGGAACCCGTTTCATGTGTATTCGTAGTAGAAGGAGCGTTGGATGCAATATGGTTAGACCAGCATGGGTATAACGCAGTTGCGTTGCTTGGGATGAATCTATCTAAGCAACAGGGAGAGATTCTTCGGAGGGCTAGAACCTCTGAAATTGTGATAGCCACGGACAATGACGAAGCAGGTCGAAAGGCGGGAGAGTCGATTAGGGCTTGCATCGACGGTAGTTTTGTGGTATCATATATAGAGTTGCCGGTGGAGGCAAAAGATGTACAAGATATAAGAAACGCGGATGACCTCCATCGTGTATTAATGGACAGAAATTATTGGTAAAGGAGAAAACTAAATGCCTACAATGAAGAAAATGGATGATCGACAGAAGGAAGAACGAGCATCGCAAGAGGCTTCAGTAAACATGGACCGTACTATGGTATTCCTGAAGGAGGGAGATGTAGCTTTTCTACAGGCTGTAGTAGAGGGAAATGATGAAGAAGACGGTCGCCTAGATGACTATCGGCAGTACTCTATACCACGTAACGGTGGTCAGGGGTTCATGACCCTTCTAGACGAAGACGATCTAGATAATAGCCTGATTCCAGATGGAGTACGACCTCAGCATAAGTTCGCATTTTGGGCGTATGTGTTTGAGATTCATCACGCAAAGCGAGCGGTGAACAAGCAGAATGAAACTCCTGAGTATGCAAAAGAGTGGGAAGAAATTGATGTACCGGGCATAGGTAAAATGTTCAGGGAAACAGTTAACGACTACAAGATTTTCTCCTTCGGGTTTGGTCGAGGCGACGTAACTTGGAATGGTCTATCTACCGTATTCTACGAGTGGGGGGAGAAGCTAAACAAGGGAACCATGAAGATTACTCGACAGGGTTCAGGTCTAAGCACTACGTACGACTTCCGAGCAACTATTCGGGAGGACGAAATTCTACCTGAAAAGGTTGAGCAAGCAGATGATCTACAAAAGATTGTGGCTTACATGACCGATCACTTTGGGGCAACTGCACGAGCGGCGCAAGCATCAGGGGGGTCAACAGCGGTTCCAGCGGGTGCGGGTGCGACTACCTCCGAGGACTTGCCTTGGTAAGATCGCAGTAAATTAATAAACCGGGTGGGGTGCTTAATTGTGCCTCATCCGGTTTTATGCATTAGGTAGAGAAGGTAATAGATGATAATAGTAGAAGAACAGGAACAGTTCCGTGAAGCGGTCAGTGTTCTAAGGGAACGAGTAGATTGGACAATTGATTCGGAAACAGATGGGTTTGACCCGTATAATCTAAATGAACTTTGCGGTATAGGAATAATGCCAACAGGTGACGAAGACCATATGTATTACTTCCCCTTCCGACATAAGCAAGGAACCAATCTGCCCTTAGAGAACCTGATGGAACTTATGGAAATAATGTCTACAAGAAGAATGCTTGTAGGACATAACATTAAATTTGATTTACATTTCTTTTCCCGAGAGGGCTTAAATGTAGACAGTATAAGATTACTTGTAGACACGGCAATGATGGTTAGATTAACTGAGCCAACGTGGACGCGTCGAGTAGGGCTAGAAGAAACAATTAGAAACGATTATGGTGAGAGGGCAGCATCGTATGACCCAATTGCAAAGAAAGCGTTGGCGCAAGGCAAATGGCATAAGGACTTCTCCCTTTCACCAATTTCGTTGCTAGGCCCATACTGTCTAGAAGATATTAGATTCACGGATAGAATTTATCGTGACCGGCTAGACAAGATTAAGTCTTCTGATCAGATTGATATCTTTGAACGGCAGGTAGCCTTGACTCCTGTTCTATATAGAATGGAACGTAGAGGTTTGCAGATTGATGAGGCGTATGCTAATGTAGCAGTTCAGAAACTTAGAGATCGTATAGAGTCCCTTAGACTTCGAGCGCATAAATTAGCAGGTGAACCTTTCTTGATTACTAGTGGTCAGCAGTTGGGTAGAGTATTTAATGAAAAATTTAATATTCATTCTCCAGTATTAACGGAAAAGACTCAGCGAGAATCGTGGAGTGAAGCTGCGTTGATAACTATTAACCACCCATTAGCGGGGATTGTTAGACAGGCTCAATCTCTACGTACTGTAAAATCAACATTTATGGAACCATATTGTGATATGCAGATATGTCACCCATCATTTAATCAGTTTGGAACTATAACTGGAAGATTATCTTCTAGTAACCCGAACGCTCAAAATATACCTAGAGGTATTACAATTCTAGCTGATGATAAGCTAACTCCTGACCGCCGAGAAAAGGTTAAGGAATTAGTTGATGCAATCATAACAACAAAAGGTTATGATATGGATGCTCCAGAGTTCGATGATGAAGTTTGGGATTTATGGGGATATTTGTCAGACGAAGAATTTAATGAGGCGGATGAAAAGCAGATACACGCTAGAAGAAACTTTGTGGCTAGACCGGGGTACAGGTTAGTGGGCTTTGACTATTCACAGATGGAAGTACGTGTATTTCTATCGTATTTGAATACGGATAAGGCAACTACACTTCTATACTCAGATGCTACAGACTTTCATGGAGAGGGGGCAAAGGTTGCATTTAAGGTAGATGAAGATCACCCGAATTGGGCTTTCTACCGACAGGCGGCTAAGACTCTTACATTCGGAATTATTTACGGGCAGGGACTTTTGAAGATTGCAACTCAATTAGGGTTTATCCGTAAGTATAAAGGTATGGGCAACTCAGCAGCCAAGTCTATAACTTTAGGTAAGGCCGAAGCCAAAAAGTATAGGGATGAATACTTTGCGAACATGGACGGTTCTCGCGCATTCCTAAATCAAGTAGGGCAGACGATTAAATCTAGAGGGTGGGTTAAGAATAGATACGGTAGAAAATATACAGTAGAACGTGACTTCGGTTACAAAGCTGTAAACTATTTGGTACAGGGAACATCGGCAGACATAATGAATGAGAGAATTGTAGAAGTAGATAAGTTCCTAACGAACAAGAAATCTAATATTCTACTACAGGTACACGACGAGTTGGTATTAGAGGTACATGACTCAGAGAGAGATTCCGTACCTTGGAAGGTGCAAGAAATTATGGAAACAAACACTCTAAATATTCCGTTAAAGGTTGAAGTGGAGGAGTTCCCGGTTTCTTGGGCAGTTAAGGAATCAAGAATAGCGACAAAGCAGGGTCTTCTAGACTCTAAGACAGAAAGGCTAGTAATAGTATAATGGTATGGTTAATCGACAGAATGAATAAACCCACTACCTTTGAAGAGGCAGTTTATCAAGCTGCATCGGATATTGCAGACGTAGTAATCGGCAAACAGAAGGATTATGGGCATGGAAATATTTTGAAGTTCGGGGAGCAGGGGCTAAAGGTTAGAATGTCCGATAAGATGGAACGCATCATACATCTTATGGAAAACGTTGAGGATGGTGAAGTGCAAAACGAATCTCTACTCGACTCCTTTACAGATATGGCTGGATATGCTATAATAGATGTAATGCTAAATCGAGGCACGTTCACCCTCAAATTGAAAGAAAATCAAACTTCACTAACGGGTGGAGAACACATCAATCACTAACAATTACAAAAGGAGAAAAGCTATGGCTAAGATCGGCGCAAAAATAGGATACACAGTAAATCTAGGAGATTTTAATTCTATGAGAATAGACTTGGAGTTTTCAGAAATTGATACCGAAGGTGATGTAGAGAAGCAGATCGAGATGGCAGTAACTGATCTTCGGGATGCCTTTTCAGAACTAGCTACTGAGGCTAAGAATGCTGTAACAGAAGCAAGGAGCAAGTAATTGAACGAGCCAACCAAAGAAGAACTAGATTTAATAGAGAAGGAGATTGATGGAGTAGAGGCTCTAGAAACTCAAGAAATAGGTAGAGCAGAGATTATAATGGATATTCTATACGAGCGCCAAGAGGCGTTTAAGAAATGGGGAGACCAAGATACTAGGGACGACCCTCTGTGGTTGGCTATTGTTGCAGCACGTACCAGTTATATAGAAGAAGCGATGGGCGAGCCTGAGGATTTATACCTAGAAATTATTCAGGCTGCTACTATCTTAGTAGCATGGGCCGAGGCCGTAAAACGAAAGGAATTAAACGATGTCGAGTAAAGCATTGGAGTCTATGCTAGGTGATAAGAAATTAGGCATAGTTATGGGTAATGACCCCTCATTGGGCTATGATCGTCTTCCTTTCGGCGTACCGTCGCTTGATAAACTAACGGGTGGTGGCCTTCCCAAGAAACGAATGACAATTATCTACGGGCCGTCAGGGGTAGGAAAAACATTTCTTGCTTCAAAGATTGTGTCTGAATTACAGAATAAGAAACCTGACGCTAAGATTGGTTGGGTAGACACAGAGCAGACTTGGGATAAAGATTGGCAATATAAGTGTGGGGTAAACCCGGATACTATTGCGGTTAGCCAACCTGATAGCGGGGAGCAAGCGTTCGACGTAATGAAGTTTTGGGCAGGGGAGCAGTTCGATCTAATTGTATTAGATAGTACAGCGGGTATTGTACCTATGGCCTTGCTAGATAATGATTTCAGTTATAATCCTATGGCGTGGCAAGCGCGGTTCTTAAACCAAAGCTTACCTAAATTTATTGGGCTGCTTAAAAACAACACAGCATTTGTAATGATTAATCAGGTGCGTTCTTCTATAGGACCAGTAGCACTAGGTAATCTACCCGGTGGGGAGGGTCAGAAATTCTACGCCCATGTAATGCTTAGAGTTACGCGTAAGGAATGGATCAAAGACCCACCATCATCTGAGCATAAGGTTGGATGGTTGATGAGAGCGGAACTAACAAAGTCAAAGGTAGGAGCAGATCACTATGAAAGTGCTACAGTACCATTCCGTATGGAAGGTGGCATTGACATGATTGAAACATTCATTCGTGACGCTCTAAATTTGAAGCTAATCGTTCAGACAGGTGCGTGGTATTCATGGCGCGATGGAGAGAAGATGCAGGGTATGAATGGTGTTAAAGGATTCTTCCAAAATAACGACGAGGAGTTTGAACTGCTACAACAAGCAGTACTAGATGCCAGCTAGTTATGATACTCCACAGGAACAAAAGGTGGCAGCAGTCATAACAGCCTCAGGGCTACGATGGATGGACCAACATCAGATTGATCGGTTCTTCGTTGACTTCTGGATACCTGAACTAAACCTAGTCGTAGAGGCTGATGGAGTCTACGGACACCTACAGAAACGGGACAAGTGGAGGGATGGCATCTTGCGAGAGAACGGCGTGGAATATATTTTTCATATTAAATCACAAACCAAATCAGGAATCGAGGAAGAATTTTGCCTAGCTTTGGAGACATTGCAAACAGAAGAAGTAAGAAAAAGTCAAGAAAGAATAGAGTAAGTAATCAAGATAGATGGATACTTAAGCTTATTGATGATGCTACGGACGGAGGATTTTTTACCACACCTAGAGGTAAGGTATTCTATCCATCAGCCTTGGGCAATCCGTGTGATCGGGCGTTGTACAATGATTACAATGCGGTTCCAAGGAATGACCCAATCACTCCTCAAACACAGAGAAAGTTTAACTACGGTCATGATCTAGAAGATAGAGTAGATAAGTACTTGCATAAGATGGGTGTAGTACAGGCTAGAGAACTTGTTGTAAAGTCAGAAGACCCGCCTATTTCAGGACGTATTGACTTTATTGTTAAACATCCTAAAGAAGGATTAGCCGTAGTTGAACTAAAGTCAATTCATGATAGTGGTTGGTCGGCGTTAATAGACAAGCCTAAACCTGAGCATTTTGTTCAAATTCAGTTATATATGAATATGCAAGGTATAGACTATGGAATTGTGCTTTATGAAGACAAGAATGATCAGACCTACAAGGCGTTCAAACTGACTGTAGACCGTCAGTTTTGGACCGATATAAAAGCTCGCTGCCATAGGATTATGTCGATGAACGCGCCACCGGTTAACTGTACAGGAGAACGATATTGTCGCTGTGGGGGAAAGAGGACGTAAGCAACCACAGTTATAAATAGTCTGATAAAAGAATTGGAGACGTAAATGACAACTAATAAGAAATGGTCAATACAGGGAACTATAGATGATTCTAATGAGTACATTAAGCTATTAGAGATTCCCTCTTTTGGTCGGCTAGCGGAAAACCCCGATCTAATAACTAGATACTCACAAGCAGGAACATTCTCTAACAAGGAGTTGGAGGAAATGATAGCTTACTTTAGTGGGCATAAGCGACAGCTAGAAATTGTTCATGGAAACCGAGAGTCTGCGCTAAGCTTGTACAACTCTGTATATAATGAATCTTGTAATGCAGTAGCTTATCAGATACAGCAAGAGCGTGAGGCTCAAGGACTGAAAAAATTTACAGGCAAGGAGATCGACGGTGCCATAGGGTCCAGACCTCAGATCAAGGATTTGAAGCAATCTATCATGCGGCTAGAGACTGATGTACGAAAAATCAAGGCGGAGTTGGAGGCGATGACTACAGGATATAATGGGATATCTCGTGTAATCTCTGTACGTACTATGGGGGTAAATAATGGTCAGTTCGGTTAGATTGATCGCAGGTATTGATACATCATCTAAAGCGGTACATATGGTGATTCTAAACGTACGTG